GCGAAATGATAATTGGTGTTTTAATGGCACCTTTCGATAAAGGTTCTATGTTCAAAAAAGGTCTTGCAGATTTAGAAGATTCAACTATTGGAGCAGCTAAAAGAATCGGCAAAGCTTGGGATGGACATGAAGCGAAAAAAGAAGAAGCACAAAAGAAATGGCTTAAAACAGAAACAGAAACCGTAGAAAAGGTAAAATCTTTATACGAGGCTCACAAGATGAGCGAAGGTGCTTATAAAAGTTTATTTTCACAAATATATGTTCAAACTCGTGATGCAGTTCAAGGAGGAACTATTACAGAAGAACAGAGACAAAAATTACTTTCTTTGATTCCTCAAAAAGGAGCAAGATTTGGAACGGTAACTGAAGATTTAGACAAAAATCCAAAACCGCTAAAAACAAAGGGCGAAAGTGCAAAAAACGTAAACATACATATCGCATATAATCAACCCTTAATTAAAGATTTTACAATTTCAACAACTAACATAAAGGAAGGATTGGGGAAATTAAAGGAAATGGTAACACAGATACTTACCGATGCAACACACGACAGCTTAATTGTAGCAGGAGAATAATATGGCAGATTCAGAAATAAAAAGCAAAGTTAATCGATTCTTAATTCCTAAAGTAGAACCTTTAGGATTAGCGGTTAGTGTGGCTCGTGTTGTAGGCGAGTTGATAACAGAAACTATCGCAGAGGCTCGTAAAAACGCACCTCGTATAAATCCTTATATCGGTAAATTACCAACACCCGATCAAGTCGACCAACCTTTGAGAAAATCAGAGATAGGTACGCCCGTTATGGCTGATGTCACATTTAATTCAATCACATATACTGATGACAAAGGCAACAAAATAACAACTCCTGAAATGACATTTGAAGCGATTCTTGTTGATGTTGTTTTTCCTAGAAACATTGTAAAAACAGCAATTCAAAGTCGTAACGGGACAGTAAAAGAATACATAGGAGAAGGTGATGCAGAAATAACATTTAGGGGTGTAATTACCGGAAATAATGGATTTAGACCAAGACAGGACATTATTAATTTATTGACAATAATTAAAGCACCTTATGCGATACCAGTAACATGCAAATTCTTACAAGACCTCGATATTCACAATGTCGTTTTTGAAGAAAGAACATTTACGCAAGAAGAAGGTGGTTATAGTTATCAAACATTTACATTAAATGCTGTTTCGGACAATCCTCAAGAATTAACTATTAACGGTATGTAATTATGTATCGTAACATTTCAAAAGTAGTCATTCAACAAGAAACGCCTTATAACAATATAGGTCGGAGCAAGACTATTATGTTTGATTTTATACATAAAACAACAGCTTCAGACAGCTGGAGAGACTTTACAAATGACGGTAGCGTTATCGTTCCTAAAAATCTATACTATAAAGATGATAATGGAAAATTGCAACCTCTTTATGGCACTAATGTAAACATCGGAGGTTTTGATAGTTCACCTTTATTTATGAAAGGCGATAAAGTAACTATTGATTCAGGATACAAATATTTACAGGGCAATAATGAGCAATTTCAAGGAACGGAAAATATAAAAGGCAATACACATTTATATGAAGGCTATATTTCGGAAGTTTCAAGCAAGCAACCGATAACATTTAAGTGCGAAGATAATTTTTGGAAGTTAAAACAAATAGCTTGCCCGACCAAAACATACCCAGCAACTACGACATTAGAATTTATTTTACAAGATTTATTAAAAGATACTCAATTTACCGTAAATGTATTAACAAATACCACATTCGGGCAGGTAATGGTAGGTAATGAGACAATAGCAGAGTTTCTACTCAGAATAAGAAAAGCGTATCATTTTGAATCTTATTTTAGAGGTAATGAGCTTCGTTGTGGTTCTGCTGTTTACGTGCCCAGTGAAGCAAAAGAATATACATTTACATTTCAGAAAGATATTATTTCCGACGATCTAAAATACAAGAGAAAAGATGATTTAGTTTTATCGTGCATAACTTCAAACACAAATGAGGTTGAGACAGGAGAGACAACTAAAGACGGTCAAAATAAAACAACGAAAGAACGAATTGAAGTGTTGACGACTTTTAAAAATGGGAGCGAAGAACCTAAATATATTGTAAAAGAAAAAGGCAAAGACTTTCCCCCAAATGTTGGAGGCGAACGAATGACAATTCCAATACCGGGAGCAACAACCATTCAACAATTAAAAGATGCTGGATTGAATATCTTAAAAAAGTATTATTATACTGGATTTAAAGGTAAATTTACTACATTTGGTATTCCATTTGTGAAGATGGGCGATAATGTGACTTTGATTGATCCCATATTGCCCGAACGCAATGGAAAGTATAAAGTTAAAAGTGTTGAATATGAAAATGGCATTGACGGTAATCGCCAAGAAATTGAACTTGATTATAAAATTTTAATATGAGCGACAGAAGCATACAAACAGCAATAAGTAGATTAGCAGGAACACATAAAGGAGATCCTATGTGTTATGTTAATGCTATTGTTGATTCTGTAAATATTGATACTCGTACTTGTTCGTGCACGGTAACTGAAGGACAAACAGAATACGAATTATTGAATGTAAAACTTATGTCCGTCATTGATGATGGGTTGCTTATTATTCCCTCAATAAATAGTCAGGTTAAAGTTATTTATTCAAGAGATAAAGAAAGTTTTGTTGTTCAATATTCGAATATTGAGAATATTTATATTGATGCAAATGATAAAATAGTTTTCAATCATGGTGAAAATACGACGGCAAAAGCTGATGTTTTAAAAGAACAATTGAATAAAACTAATGAACTATTGAACGCTATTTTGAATATAATAAACGGACCGCCGATCTCAGAGCTGGGTAATGGATCACCCTCTGCATTGCAGGTCTCACTACAAGGAGCAATATCAGATAAGCAATTAGGCGATTATTCTGAAATAGAAAATAATAATATTCTGCATGGATAAGAGATTCGATATAGGATTAAATAATAATGATATGATTATTGACCCTCAAAATGGAGGGGATTTCACGCTTGTAGAAAGTGACGAACAACATATTATTGATACTATTAACGCTTTGCCAAATTGGTGGAAGGAAAACCCCTCAGATGGTGTTGGAATTTTAACTTATATAAAATCGACTAATAAACAACAATTATTAGCAAAAAACATTAAATTGCAGCTGCAATCTGATGGCTATAACAGTCAACCAATTGTGAGTTATAATAGTGATAAAAAATTAAATGTAGACCCGAATGTCTCAATATAATAGCGTATATGGTCAATCAATTTTCGACATATGTATGAACACATACGGCACTATTGATTTATTGGTTAAATTATTACAAGATAACGGGATTGAAAGCATTGATAGTACATTGCCTTCATCTATGACGTGGGTTTGGGATGAAACATTAAGTAAAGATCAAAAGATAAATATTGTAAACATTTCAAATAATGTAACATACGCAACAAGTGCAACTATTAAAGGCAGTGTTTTATCAATTATATTAAATGATAATCAAACATCTTTCAATAATACAAATATTCAAAATCCTATAATAGTAACCCCACCAACAACAGGAGGCAAAATGATAGCAGAAATTCAATACATTGCTACTGGTGGCGAATCATCGGTACCAGAAATAGATTTAGTAGGCTCAACAATCATTCAAATAACGAGAGAGGTTCAGATACTTGAAAATTCAGAGTATTCATTTAATCCAACAACCGGAACTATTACACTTTCGGGCGATACTCTTGCAACTGGTGAGGTTTTATTTATTATTTATCAAACATCGATATGAGTATAATAAGAGGTATAATAAAGTTCTTTGATAAAGACTGGACAAGCGGAAATAGTTCGACTCAATTTTCAATCGTTGCAGGCGATGGGACTGAGATTGCAAAATGCGATAGATACGGACAATGGCAATTCAGAGGCATAGGAGCTAGTCCTAAAATGGAATTTATTAACGTAAGTGGAAATGTCTTTGCTAATTTCAATACTCTTTATGGGAATGGTTATTTCGATGTTTGTTCAAGCGACGGTACTATTATTTGCCATTTAGATAGTATTGGCATCTCAAAACTTCTAGGTTTAGACGTTCAAAATCAAAAGATAATCAACGTTCTTGATGGCGAAGATGTTTCGGACGCAGTTAATTTTGGACAATTAAAAAACAATAAATCACAGTTTTTAGGCAGTGTTACTTCCCAAGCATCAATGCTTGCTCTTACAGGTAATCAAGGAGATTGGTGCATCAGAACTGACCTCACTCCGAATGTAAGATATGACTTGACAGGAACTGATTCTACAAGTATTGATAGTTGGACAGCCAACCCTGTCGGAGCTTCAACTCCGACCTTAGCAGAGGTTCTTGCAGCAGGCAATACAGCTTCAGATGCACCAATCGTTTTAAATAGTGAACACACCCCAGCAGTAACGACTATTAATGATAGCGGTGTTAGTGTAGCATCTGAAGTTAACGGTAATAGTTTTGGCGCATCCGAACAAATTTTGGTTGAATATACAGATGATACGAGAGTCACACCTTTGTATGTAACACAACTAAGTCCAAATGCTAACCAAATAAGAAATATAGACGCAAACAGTACACCTATAAGCAATGTATCAACTGCCACGACCGATGACCAAGCAGTTAATCGAGGTCAAATGAATACGGCAATAGCCAATTCAGAAGTTGGCATATTAGTTGATTGTGGAAATTACGACCCGACGACTACCTCAACCTATCCGATAGCAGGCGGAACAGGAACATCCGGTGCAATATTGAAAGGAAATGTTTTCTACATCTCTGTTGCAGGCACTATTTTAACACAACCTGTCAGCGTTGGTGATACATTGCGAGCTTTGGTAAATACTCCGGGAGTGACACCATCGAACTGGGATATTTTACCGGCAATAAGTGATTTAAGTGGTAAAGTTGATAAAAACGGCACCGATTCTTTAATGTCGGCTACTGAACACAGTAAGTTATCAGGTATTGCAGCAGGTGCAACGGTTGGTGATTCAGATGCCATTCACAAATCGGTAGCAGGAGAAATAGACTCTTTAACAGCAAAAACGTTAATTGTGGATGCTGATGAAGCAGTTATAGAAGATTCAGCGACTACTCCAACAACTTTTGGAAAAAAGAAGGTTTCATTTTTTAGCATTTGGAATTACATAAAATCAAAAGTTTATGGTTTGACTGGAAACAATGTTTCAAGTGGAACTACTTTATTTACCTTGACAGCAACGAGTGACAGAAAACGATGGGCTTTTGGTTTAGGGACTGCAAACTATAAACTACCAAATTTCGCATCAAGTTATGAAGGTTTGGAATTTGATTTTATAAACGACACTTCAAACAGTTCGATTATCTACTCTGAGGATGGCACGACTACACTAATGACCATACCATCAGGAATGAGAGGCAAGGTAGTATTTATCAATTATGGTGCTGACCCTTATGGTTGGACTTATACGATTTATAATAATGTAGGGACTTTAGCAACCGTTGCAAAAAGTGGCAGTTATGCTGATTTATCAACAAAGGCAGTAGGGGACGGAACAACGATAACCGGGGATGGAACGGCAGGAAATCCATTTGTATCTTCAGGTGGAGGAGGCGGCGGCGGTTCAAATACAGGAAGTAATTTATACTTATTTAATAATTATTAATATGACACCAAACACTAACCCCTTATTCGCAATAGTACCATTAGTTGCTACTTGCACAGTTGTAACAGCCAACGCCAATATGGATGGCATTACTGGCTCAAACATACTTCTTTATACAGCACCGACAGGTCATGCAAAAATAACGAGTATACAAGCTAAATGTCTGTTATCCGCAACTACAGCGTGTATTGTAAGAATTTTTGTAAGCGAACCGACAGGAACTACATTTTATTTAAAAGATGAAATTGCATTGACAGCAATAACAGGAAGTACGACTGTTGCAACAGCTACCAATACTATAATATATTCTGATTTTGAAATTCAAAGCGGTCAGAAAATAGTAGTCACAACCTCTGTCAGTCAGTCAATTAATGTTTTAGCACAAATAGGCATTTTAGGACAATAAATTATGTTTAAAGGCTTTCAAAATACAGCAGTGGCAGTAGGACAAATTGGAGGTAATTTGTTCAACGGATTTGTAAAA